GTTTTATTAATAATTTGTTGCCATCCACCTATCTTTTCAGGTAATCCATATCTAAACCTTACAAAATCTCCGTCAGTCCACTGACCTTCAGCACCTGTTTGAGTTACTTGTTTATTAAATCCTGGTCTTATCTGTACATTTGTTAATGGCATGCTTTATTATAGCATAAAGGCTTATTTCTTTAAACCTACCAGAGGTCTCTTATCAAATTTGTACTGTTGATGTATGCCATCAGCACGAACATAATGCATAAATACTTGACTATAAAAGTCACCTTTAAAAGGTTCTTTTCTGTAATGTGGCCACTCAATGCCTTTATAGATAGCTGCTTCTCCTGGTTTTAGTTCAAAACATTGATCATTAAAACAAATAGGCCAAGGAGTTCCATCAGAACCTAGATGAAGTGTTATTGATATTTCACAAGAATTTCTATCTATATGTTTTTTTAGTTCGGATCCGTAGGTATACATTCTCCAATATGTGTAAGTTGGAAATAATTTAAGACCTAATTCTTTTTCCATAAATTCATGTTTCTTCAACATAAGACTCTCAGTCAAAGCATCTGCATAATAAGAGGTATCATCATTAGGCACTTCATAACTATTATCGTTATTAGCAAAAGGATTATTTCGGTGCATCATTTGTGTGTAGCACAAAAAAAATTGAGCTTCTTCAGCTGTAATAAAATCCTTTATAATTTTTGGTTCTTCTAAAGCAGCCATGATACAATACTATACCTTGTTCCTTTTGTTATTGGTTTTACTCCATGAACATAAACATAATTACTTGGCCATACAATAGCTCTATTTGGCGCGACTTTAATTTCTCCTATACCAGGAAAATATAATTCACCACCTTCGTAATCGTTATTTAAAAGCAAAATCATACTTACTCTTCTTGGGTATGTAAGACTAGCATCAATGTGTGGTTCATATTTACCACCTACACCATATCGTAATACTTCAATATCGTGAACTCTAAAATCAAATATTTGTGCGTTTGTATCATCAACGTATTTTTTCAATAAGTTTGTTACTACGCTTTTCATGTACCAAGCATAGTGTACAGCTGTATATGATTTTGCAATATTAGTAAGACCTAAACAATCTACAAGTCTTGTTTCTTTTTTAATTGTTCCACCATCTCCTCTATCACCAACTTTACCAGCCATCCAATATTCTTGACATATATCTGAATTGCAAAACTGTAAAAACTTTGCAAGTTTTTCTATTGGCATAAAGTTATCATAAACTTTTAACCATTTACCAATAGAGTCTTGTTCTTTTTCTAATATTATTTTGTTATCTTCTTGTGCCATACAGATCTTATATATTTAAATCTAGATACTGTCATTTTAAATCCTCTTCTATCTACTTCTTTTTTATCAACAGTTCCTATTTCCATTTTCCAAGACTCTCTTTTAAAAGGTATTACTTGTACAAGAGGTGTTCCTTTTTTAATAGTCCCCTTGTATCCGTTTTTGTATTTCCAACCATTAAATACAGCAGGAAAATTTATTCTCATATAATGTGTATCTGTGTCTACAATACCTGCCAAACACTCAAACCTATCATCACCATTATTTAATGGAGGAACAAATAGACAAGAATAACCAGGTGGTGTTTCAATATACCAGGGATTATCAAACTTAATAAAGTGCCTTGCTAAATTTCTTTCCATAAATTTAGATCCCTCCAATTGAGTATAATCATGTGTGCTTCCGGATATATCCAATCCTAAATATTCTGCATTAGCTTTAAGTGATGGAGATGCTACAGCAAAGGCAGGCACACATCTCATATGCCATTTATCCACATCATCTTTTGCTTTAGGATTAGGTTGTAAATCTACATAAAAGTCTTGACTCGTTCTTATTAAATACCCAGTTGTTAAGGTATCCATAAAAGGTAGACAACCTTTTACCGTCATTTTTTTAAAAGTGTGCTCTAGTTTTTTATACCATTCAGGTAAATTTAAAGAAACTGGCTCAGGTTTATGATCAGCAAATTCAAGATATTCTTTTAAACAAAGAAATTTTATTTTGTTCTCGAACATACAAGATGTTCTATTTGAATTATCTTAAGAAGTCAATTAAACTGGGATTTCCCAATCACTTAATGCAGAACCAAATCTACCTTCAACATATTTGTATACTGAATCAGTTGGCCAAGATGGTTCAGTCCAAGATCCGCCATCTATTTCACTTAGAACTGTTTTGCAATTATCTACATGAGATTGCACCTTAGCGTTGAAAGCAGAATCTTTATCTTCTTTGTGGAAAGCTAAATGATTCTCACATTGAGTAATAATACCTTGTAAAATTTCTTTGAAATAATTTGCGTTAGGTATTCTTCCTCCACAATCCCAATCAGTTATTTCATGATTGTCTTTTGTGCATTCATATCTTGTTTCGTCAGTATTATCTTTTGAATGATCAGCTGCAATTAATTGTTTTTCTTTTCTAACTAAAGATAAGAAATCAGCTTCTGATATACTCGTTGTTGTTGCATTTGGTTCATGGGATAAAAAATAATCTTTATCAGTATCATTAGCTGATAAACCAATATGATATCCTTCTGCGTTCCAGATAATGTGTGCCATTAGAATCCACCTCCATTTTTCTCGTAGAAGAATAAGTAACCTGGATTACCATCTTGTCTTGGAACGTTTGGTGATCCACCTTGTCCTCCTGTAATACCTTGAACTAAAAAGAATCCGTTCTGAGCACCTGGGTAAGTATTACCAAATGCATCAGTACCTTCTCCTTCCATAAGCATGATAAGTGGTGCATAGTCAGCACTGTTATCAAATGGACTATTAGACACTGTGTTTGTGTTTGTAGCGGGTAGGTTTCCACCTGGTAAGTTGAAAGTTACGGAACCTGGGTTACCTGGATCGATTTGACCTCCACCATTGTTTCCAGCAGATATTGATATGACGTTACCAAATTGTGATGAACCAGCTGCACCACCTACGTTAACTGTAGTTCCGGCTAGTCCACCCGGTGCACTGAATGTAAAGAAACCGTAAGTTCCTGCTCCACCATTACCACCGGTTCTAACTGGTACTCCTCTTTGACCACCGTTTCCAGATCCACTAGCTAAGTAACCATAACCTGCAGTTGAAGCAGGGTTAAGTGGTGAGTAAGTTGTAGAAACTGGTCCTTCTCCAGCAACAGCTAATGTAAAGTCAAAAGCATCTCCACCTGCAGCAGCTCCTGAACTTGCAGCTGTAATTCTACCTTGAGCATCAACAGTAATAGAAGCGTTAGTGTAAGAAGCTGCAGTAACTGCTGTGTCCGCTAATTGGTCAGCACCTACAGCATCATTAGCAATTTTTGCAGATGTAACTTGAAGTGCAGAAATCTTTGCAGTTGTGATTGCGTTGTCAGGTATTTTAGCAGTTGTAACTTGGTTTGCAGAAATCTTAGCACTTAAAATTGCGTTATCAGGAATCTTTGCAGTTGTAACAGCATTGTCAGCTATTTGTGCAGTTCCAATTGTACCACCCAAAGTGTCAAGTGCAATTTCGTTTAAGTTTGTACCGTCAGTATAAGCAGCAACAATTTTTGATTCAGCTGGTGAAAAACCTGTACCACTTACAGTTTTGATTGTTAAGTTTGATGGGTTTGTTACAGCAGTAATATCAAAGATGTAAAATTTTTCTATTCCATCTGGAATTGTTATAACTGAAGCACTTGATAAAGTGATTGTAGCAAATTTGATAACCATGTTACGAGCATTAGATAATGCTCCATCAGACATTGCTAAAGCAACTGTACTACCATCTGTGATAGTTACTGATTCAAAACCTGCAATTGCTTGTTGAATTAATTTTAAATTTTCGTTTGTATTGTCACCCCAAGTACCAGCGTTTTCCCCTGTTACCATCAACTCTAATTTGAGGTCTGTTGAATAACTTGATGCCATAAATTTTTACTCCTAAATAATTATAATTTTACACTTCTTACGCTGCTAAATCAACCTCTGTCCAATTATTATTTACTCCAGGGTCAATCTCACGCCATGCATATATACTAGGGCTACCGGCTGTTGAAGTCAATACGGTGCCCGTTACACCAACTGCACAATCGATAACAATATCAACACTTCCAATAGAAGTAGACGCTTGTAATCCTGATACCCCAACGATTTGATCAGGAATCTCATCTGCATTACCCATGGTCATAGATAATTGTTGACCAGTCACAGACTCATTAGTTGATTGAACAAGAGTAAAGTTTCCAAGTGTTAATGTGCCTTGTATTCCACTAACTTCATAGATAGAGACAGCCTCTACCTGACCTACTGATGCTGTTAATTGCTGACCAGTTACAGGTTCGTTTGTACTTTGTTCGAGTGTAAAGCTACCTAAAGTCATGTCTAATTGATCTTCAGTAGCTAGTACAGTTATATCTGCATCAATTTGAATTGAGAAAGAAGGTACAGCAAATGTTAATCCTAATGCATTTGGTGCTGTTACAGATACTTCAACGTCAGTTCCTGCAGCTTCATCACCAATAGACATTGTAAGAGCAGCCATTGATGGAGCGGCCGAGTAGTTTACACCCCAACCTAAATTACCCCAAGTGTCTCTGCCCCAACCACTTCCGATTAAGAAAGTGTCATCGATTGTTACAGCTCCAATAGAATTTGTTAATTGTGATCCAGTAACATCTTGTTGAATACCTCTTGCAATATCTTCCTCTCCAATTGAAAGATTTCCTTGAATACCTGTTGGATTTACATCAACAAGCGCAGATCCAATTATTTGACCAAGAGATCCTGTAAGTTGTGAACCTGTTACGTCTACAGGTGCATCAATACTTTGTGTAATACTACCAATGCTAGATGTAAGTTGAGAACCTGTTACGTCAACATAAGCTCCTGCAAGATCACCCCAAGCATTTTCACCCCAAGTATCTCCACCCCAACCAGTGCTTATCTCAGCATCAGCTACAACTTGTCCTATAGATGATGATAATTGAATCGAACCTGTTTGAAGAGTACCAGCGATACCCCAGGCTTCGTTATTATTCCAAGTGCCTCTTCCCCAACCTGTTTCAATTAAACCTTCGTTAGGGATTGTTATTGCGCCAATGCTTGAAGTTAAAAGTTGTGAAGTAACAATTGGAGATGTGCTATTTTGTGCACCCCAATTATTTTCTCCCCAATCTAATTGACCCCAAGCATTTGACATATTTCCATTTTACCTACTTATTACGCAAGTCTTAAAATTGCAGCAGATGTAGTAAACGAAGGGAACTGAATAGTGAATGTTCCAGACGTTGCAGTTTTATCTGATCCAAAATCAAGTACAGCAACTGCATCTGTAGTACCTGTACCACCGTCAGTTGTTGTATTGTAAATTAATGCGCCTCTAGCAGTCAGTGTAACACCTGTGAAAGACAAGTTAGAATAACTTGTGATAGCCACACCAGAAGATACTTTTACTCCTGAATTTACTAAAGCTTTTCCGCCAGCAGTATATCCTGAAGGTGAAGATACTTCGTTTGTAGTTGAATAGTTTTCAGTAGATGCCCCAAGGGTTGCTTGAGAAGTAAACATAGCTAATTTAAACGTGTCACCATTTGGTGCAGTATCAAAATCATGCTTACCAGCTAACAATTCTTTTTTGAATGAATTGCAAATTGCATTTGTTGTTATTGCCATAGTTTTCTCCTTTTAAATTTCTTAACTATTTGGTGATGGTGAAGGTATCTTAATTCTAGGTACCCCATCATCATATTCAGCACGTCTTCTTCTCCCCATTTGTTGAAGAGCAAAATTCTGTACTTCCTCATTGTACTTTGTTTCATACAGTTTGTACATCTCCTGGGGCCCTTTTAAAACTCTAAAAGCTTCAGATAAGACACCATGCAATAGCATAGATTCTTGATAAGTTGATAAAAAGGTTGGATTAGTCGATGTGAAATGTTTTGGGTCTGTAATAAAATTAATTTGAATTGTATATGCCTGATCTGGAGTAGGTGCTACTACAATATTAGAATCGTCCCAGTTTGCCCAATATTCAGGTTTACCTGTTGCTCCTGAATTATTATATTCAGATATAAAACTTGTGTCTCTACGTTCTGCAAAAGTCCTTGTTGATCCATCAATTACCTCAACAGATCTCATAATGGTTAAATCTCCTGGCAAACTTACAAATCTATTACTAGCTGTAAAAGTAGAAGTTGAATA